GCAAAGATGACGAGGTGGTTAACAATCTGTTGTTTACAATCTCGCATACTGGCAAGAACAGCAACAGCGCATTGAATACACCTGTTCGTGTTGTCTGTGCCAATACTATGCGGTTGGCTATGTCACAGGCTGACGACATCGTGACCCACAATCACCGTGCCGTGTTCGATGCAGAAGCTTTGAAGGTAGCTCTTGGTGTTAGCTCACAAAACTTTGGAGAGTTTGAGGAACTGGCCAAGGCTATGGCTAAAAAGGTTCTGTCAGGCGAGGAGGAAATAGACTTCTTCCGCTCCGTGTTTGGTGGCAAGGAACGCACCGACAGCAGCGGCAAGGTGATCCACTCTGAAGGTGTCAGGAAAGCAATGGCATATTTCCGTGGCCAAGAGTTTAACCCAACGGCCACCAAGCGAAAGGAAACTAAAGACGCCACCATTGCCAAACTGCAGGAGCAGGTGGAGGCATTGATGGCAGGGAAAAGCCTAGAAGAGATCCAGGTGGACCCAGAACTGATCGAGGCCCCCTCCGCAGCCGTCAACTATGGCTGGGACATGAAGAGTGCTAAGGGTACGCTTTGGGGTGCTTTCAATACCGTAACCTATATGACTGACCACAAGCCAGTGCGTGATCACGGTGCAGACCATAGAATTGAAAAGGCATTTTATGGTGGCATGGGTAGAGATACCAAAACCATTGCCCTGGAAAAAGCCAAGGAACTGGTGACAACGTGATCTATGAACTAGTGCTTGGCATGTACAAGCTTGGCATAGTAGCCGTTATATTGGTTGCATTGTTCGTATTCTTCGCGTAAACAATAGGGGCGGGTGTAACAACCTGCCCCAACTTTTTAACAAACTGAGGTATATTTATTATGGCTAAAGTAGATTTTCATGACGTTATTTCCGTTAAGGCAATTAGCGCAAACCAGTACAAACGCCCTAGCGGTCACTGGTGGGCGATCACGCTGCAGCTTGCAGACAACAAAGAGTCTTATAATCAAGTCACCATCTACACCGAAAAAGCAGAGGTGATTGAGCATATCGACAATCTCAAATTAGTTATTGATGAGGTGGCATAATGAGAATCGATAGACTCTATTGCTCCAATGAAATGCTTACCAATGATGAAGGGGAAGACATGACCCACGAAATGACCAACTTTGGAGGCCGTCTGTTGACGGTGAAACGAGATGACTTTTACGACCTGGACGCTTGGCGTAATTTCCTCGCCAAGGTAGTTCCCGATGTAGAATCTCACCAACTGGCAGACGCTAAGATCACTCTCACCGTAGTAGCAGCCCGTTACAATCAACAAGAGGTAAACGAGAAGACCGTAGACTTTGTGCTACATGACCTTAAGACATCGCTCCAAGGTACGCTCGACCAGCAGGACGCCAACGCCCTGGAGCTTGCTGCTACCCGTGCATTGATGGCCAAGGCTAAGAGGAAGCAGGACGCCAATGCAGAATAAACTCTTTTATTCATTGATTGCCCTGTGTTTGACAGGGGTGGTCATTAGCATCATTACCGCAACCAACAATGTGATATACGCCTTTTAACACCATCGAATACCTCCCTGAAACTTGACCCCACGGTTCACGCTGTGGGGTTCTTTTTTGGGAGTGCGTGTGCTGGTAACAATAACCCGCTAAGAGATTGAATGGCCAGGGGAGTATGGTTATTGGCATGGTTGCAAATGTACCGCCCCCCTGCCCTCGACAGGTCAATTCTAAAACTATTTTGTCAGCGGGAGATCATAATGCGCGGGCGTGACGGGCGAACTACTATACTGCAGCGCATTGGATACGCTTTGGCAATCCTTACACAACTACACAGAATGGAATGTCATCTGCGAGAAGATGCGCGGTAATTTAGGTATGCGGGCGCGCATGGGCCACTACACCCCCCCGTATATGTATATACAATGCCGCTATATTTTTTTATTTTTTTAGCGATATTAACCTTTGTTAACCTATTTGTTGACAATAACAATATAGTACTATATACATAGTATTGCACCGCCCAGAGGTGTTACCACCATTATAATGCTCCAGAGCAATCTGTCAAGCATTTTTTTCTTGACAAACCCGTATACAGCGTTATAATGGTATACATGGTGGAAAAATTCATATCCAACCAAGTATAATTATTTATATTTTACCAAAGGAAATGTTCTCCACCAACATTTAGTGTTTTGCGCGAATAGCGATGTAGTTTTTCTTTTTTTGTTATTGTTGAGATCGCGGTTCGTAAGACGAAACTCCAGTGACACACTAAGACATACGTTGCTGTTCGCGCAAATTCTATCATAACATATAGGTGTTAACTTATAAGACAAACAGGGAGAGTTCGTTTCTGTTTGTGGCAAAAGTTAGAGCAAGCACTATACAATATAACAAAAGATATACACGCTCCTAAATTTAAACACGACATAATGCAACAACAAAAGATAACAAAACTTAGACATGAGCTTGCCAGCTACAACAAAACGAAAGTTGACAGACAAACAGGAAAAGTTTCTTGACGAGTTACTATCTAACGGTGGTCATGTCAAGAACGCCGTTGCTGCTGCTGGATACAAAGAGCAATCTAGGTCTTGGTTAACAAGGTCACTGCGTGACGAGATTATAGAGCGTACACGCAGTATGCTTGCAACAAACTCTGTTAAGGCTGCTAATCGTATTATAGAAGGACTAGACGCAGACGGCACCGTTCCGTTAAACCAAATGGACATGCGCCTTAAAACTGCAGAGTCCGTTCTTGACAGAGTTGGCCTTGGCAAGAAACAACAGTTAGAAGTAGAAGGACAGGTCATGCACGGTATTGTCATGCTACCTTCTAAGGACAAACCTAAAGAGATTATAATCGAACAGGAAGCAGAGTGATGTCAAAACGTGTTATTGATGACGAGGCAGAATCACTAGAAGCCGACAGGACGCAGGGAAGACCTGAAGACCCCGTTAGTCAGAAAGCAGCACTTATTGGTATGATGGAAGAAGAAAATATTCCTGTGCCTAACAATGCTAACAAGCTTACTGTTGGAGAATTAAAACAAAAACTAGAAGCAGGACGTTTTCGTAAAGAACGTATGGCAGAGGATAAATTAGTCGGCGGTGACATGTATAGTGGCGGCTATGTAAAACAATATGCAGCGGGTGGTAGTGTACGGAAAGCAAACTTTATGGATGATTAAATTTGACCTACCTCGCTTCTAACATCCCACATTTTAAATGTTGGGTACGAAAAGAATTTACAAACAACCACCAAGAATATCAAGGAGAATACTTACACGCACTAGCAATAGCCGTAAACACAATACCAGATAGGTGTTTAAGTTTTAACGTTGTGTTTACAGGTTGTGACGAAGAAGAGAATGTACACGGTGGCGCAATGTGGGCCAGGATGCCAATCACTGCAATGGTGGCAGATACCGTGTTAGATGAGTGGCCTGAGTTGATGCCCACACACTTAGCCCAGCCTTGGGACTGCTCTTCTAGAAATCACGCTATTATTGTTATGGACAGAGTGTCATCTAGTCCTTGGCTGTGTAAGATAGACGGAGAGTTTTATACAGGAAGATATATGTTTACGGTGGACTACACCGACAGCTACATATCTGACGACCCAGCACAGCACAAACAATCTCATGTGTTAGAACTAATAGACGCTGGACCGTTTACAGGCAACATTGTAGCACTTCCTAACAACAGAGTACGAGTTACGAATCCCGCACTGTGGGTTACTGGAGAGGGCGCTCCTGACTTTGCACCAAGTCAGTACATACATTCGGCAGAAATAGACAATAGTTATATGAATCCGAATATTACTTTTAACAACCTTTATTCTGAGGATACTAAAAATGGCGGCAAAAAAGAAAAGTAAGTATATGGCAAAGGGCGGCACCGTGCCTAAAAAGAAAAGCAAGGGCATGGCCCGTGGTGGAGCCGTAGCTGGTAAGAAGAAGAGCAAGTACATGTCTAAGGGCGGCGTAGCTAAGAAGGGTACGAAGTATATGTCCAAGGGTGGTGCTGTTGCTAAACGCAAGGCCATGATGAAAAAGAAGAAGTAAGATGGCTAGAAAGGCAAAAGCTAAGAAGTCTAAGTCTCCTACACCCAAGAACAAAGCTCTATACTCAAAGGTCAAAGCAGAGGCAAAGCGTAAGTTTAAAGTATACCCCAGTGCGTATGCAAACGCTTGGCTTGTTAGAACCTATAAGAAGCGTGGTGGAACCTACGCATGAGCCTAAAGGAGTGGTTTGGTAAGGGTCCGAAAGGTGATTGGGTTGACATAGGCGCACCCAAGAAGAAGGGCAAGTATCAACCATGTGGGCGTAAGTCTGCTAGTAAGAGTAAACGAGGTTATCCTAAGTGTGTGCCACGGTCTAAGGCTGCATCTATGACCAAGGGACAGATTAAAAGTGCAGTGCAACGTAAGAGAGCCAAGGCACAGGGTGTAGGCGGTAAACCGACAAACGTTAAAACAATCGTAAAGAAGGCGTATTCTGGCGGTCCCATTAGAAAACCAAGGTATGTAACATGAGTAAGGAATCTAAAAAATACGCCAATCCTGTGCGTAAAGCTAAGTATGAAGATGATGGACCAACACTAAAGCTTCATAAATTTGTAAAGCCAGAAACAAAAGATAAACAAGAAAATAAATTTGGTTTGTTAAAAGACGATGATATGTCTTGGCTACCAGTAATCAAAGGAGATCCTGTACCAGGACGTAAACCAAAGAAAGCTAAATTATTTACCAAACCAGGACGTAAACCCGCTCCTCCTGCTCCTCCCCTACCTAAAGCAAAGGAAGTCAAACCTCACTCAAGACCGCCTAAAGGAATGAAAAATCCTGTGACAGTGAAATCGGGAACATTAAAACGTGGTAAAAAGAAAAAATAAAGCAGTTAAGAAGGGAATTAAAAGTGTTCCCGCTGAACTACGTAAAGCCAGCCGTATGCACGCTAGTCAGGCTAAACGTGTTGCAAAGTATCTGAAGAGTGTGAAGAAAACTAAGAAGTAATGGCAAGACCCAAGCTAAAGCCAGGAGAAAAAGGCCGTTACAACGTATCCCGTGTACGCAAAAAGAAGCAAGAAGCACAGCGTAAGCTACGAGATGCCAAGAAACAGCAAGAAGCACTAGAAAAAAAGGTAGCAAAACTACAACAAACCAAAACTAAGCAGGTAAATGGGCAGAAAATAGCTAGTTCTGGTGGTGCAACAACACAAGAATTTATAAAATCACTGCCCAAAGACATACGAGAGTCAATTGAGGAGAACACAGAGGTTGTTTTTAGGCCCAACGTAGGGCCACAAGTTGACTTTCTAGCCGCACCAGAGAAAGAAGTGCTATATGGTGGGGCTGCAGGTGGCGGTAAATCGTTTGCAATGCTGGTAGACCTCTTACGTTACGCCTCAAACGGCAACCACAGAGCGTTATTACTAAGACGGACACTGGCAGAGCTAACAGAGTTAATAGATCAATCACGGAAACTGTATCCAAAGGCGTTTCCAGGGGCAGTTTTCAGAGAATCTAAGAATACATGGTCCTTTCCTAGCGGTGCTACGGCTCTTTTTAGTTATGTTGACAAGGATAATGACGTTACACGTTACCAAGGACAGAGTTTTACGTGGATTGGTGTAGATGAACTGGGTCAATACCCTACACCATACGTTTGGAACTACCTTCGCTCTCGTTTACGTACCACAGACCCAGAAATACAGACGTATATGAGAGCTTCTGCCAACCCTGGAGGTGTAGGTGGGTGGTGGTTAAAGAAAATGTTCGTGGACCCAGCGATTCCCAATGACCCATTCTGGGCTACAGACATAGATAGTGGTAATATTCTACGTTACGGGCCAAATCACCCGACAAATGCAGATCAACCACTATATCAGAGACGGTTTATACCTGCGAGACTAACAGATAACCCGTTTTTGATGGAGAGCGGCGAATACGAGGCAATGTTGCTGTCTCTTCCTGAAGTAGAGCGCAGAAGACTGCTAGAAGGAGATTGGGATGTTGCGGATGGGGCCGCTTTCTCAGAGTTTGATAGGTCAAAACACGTTGTTGAACCGTTTGAGGTTCCATATAACTGGCCTAGACTACGAGCAGCCGACTATGGTTATAGCAGTCCTAGTTGCGTACTTTGGGGTGCTGTAGATTGGGATGGAAACATCTGGATTTACAGAGAACTGTACGATAAAGGCTACACAGGAGAGACACTGGCACGAATAATCAACGCATTAGAGGAACATGATCCCCTCATGCAGATTTCTGTGTTAGATGGAGCTTGTTGGTCAAAGCACGGCACAGGGCCAAGCATAGCTGAGACTATGATACGTAACGGAACACGTTGGATTCCAGCAGATAAGAATAGAATACCAGGAAAGATAGAACTACATCGACGGTTAGCAGTAGACGAGAGAACAGACGAACCAAAATTAAAGATATTCTCAACGTGTACCAACCTCATACGGACTCTACCTACTATACCCTTGTCTAAGACTAACAGTGAAGATGTAGATACGAAGGCAGATGACCACGCTTACGATGCTCTGAGGTATATGTGTATGACACGACCTACAGGCTTACCACAGAACAGTATATTTAATCAGATTAAAAAAGATTCGTTTCAACCCGCAGATAGTGTATTTGGTTACTGATGGCAGATAAAAAAGCACCTGCTGCTGCTGGAGCAGTAGTACCAGCAAAAGATAACACTTCATTAGAAGTGTTGATGTTGCATGATAGTGCTGAAGCTCAAGAACCTAAAACCATCAGACAAGCCTACGAAGCTAATCTAGAACGAATAAGACAAAAAGCTTTAGAGAGAGGAGATACCTCTGAAACTCAAATAAAAAAAGCACAAGCTGGTTTGGTAGGAGCTTTTAAAGATTTACAAAAAATAGGATTTACTGATCAGGTTCTTGATAGCCCTGTAGATGATACGATTAACGCTATTGATGAAAAAGGTAATTCAAGAATAGGGCCAATAGTTCAAATAATGAAGGAGGCTGGTTTCCCTCCTAGAAAAAGAGCAGTTATTGGTACATATTTAAAATCAATTATAAATCTAGGCAAAAGCCCTGGAACTGCAAATGCTGTTACTGAACATGAGAAAATTAATGTGGGTTCTCCAGATGGATTTAACTTTCAAAAATATATACGTGCGCCAGGAGCAACATTAGTTTATCCTAAATTTTCTGATTTTGCAAAAGCCATAGAAGTAGGTATCTCAAAAATAGAGGATAAAGAAGCACGGGGTTTTGCTGTATTAAAACTTTTGACAGGAATACGAGACGAAGATTTTCAAAGAATTGATTTAGGAAGAGAAGAGGTAACAAAAGATACCGTATCTTACAGATTAAATCCTGAAACTAAAACAGTACAAATTTTTAACAAAGGACAGGTAACAAGCTATCAGCTTGGAGAAAGTGCTTTTCAGGTTTTAAATGAACTAAGAGAGGATGCTTTAAAAGAAGATGTTACTAGAGATAAACTTTTTTCTAGAAAATTAAATGGTTTAAAATCAAAACACATTGTTCCAAAAATAAGAGAGGCTTTTGAAGAAGCAGGTTTAAAAATAAGAGAGGAAGCGTCAGGTAAAGAGGTTCCCTTTCAATTTAAAATGCTGAGAAAAGGTTTCTTTACAGTCGTACAAAAAGAATTTGATACAGAAACCGCTGATAGATTATTAGGACATACTGTTGGTGGATCAACAGGTATTGAACACTATCAAGTAAAGTTTGCAGATGAAGGTCCAAGTCGTGAATCACAAGCTGCCGATAGATTCTTTAGTATCTTTTCTAAACAAACGAATAAAGCAGGGCCGCAAGCAGCTTTAACTACTTTCAGGTTTCCACAGGCGGCTGAAAACTCTGCATTGGTGTTTGATGATGTAGATATTCCTGAAGCTGCAGCACAAGCGCAAGTAAGGGTACAGCAGGAAGCAGCAGTTACACAACAAGACGAACAAGATTTAGACAAACAAACAGAATCAACTAAAAGACAAATCGAGAAACGGCGTGAACTAAACGCACTTCAACAAGAATTAGAACAGGTAAAACAAGAGGGGCGACCCTCTGTAGATGAACAAGCAAAAGAAGTTTTAGGCGAACCAGAGCGTCCTGTAACACCTTACTCTTTTAGTAGAGAATTGAAAGCAGGTGTATTTACACAAGATGAAATAGATGAAATTCAAAAGCTACGAGATACTAATCCTGAAGAATATGAACGCCGCTTATTGTCTGGTTTAGATGGATTAAAAGCAATAAGAAAAAAAGAACTTAGATCAGGCGCGGTAGCATCTACACGAAAATTAGGAAAACTGGGTATAGCAGGTCTTACAGCAATGTTGCTAGGACCAGGAAGATCAAAGGCAGGAGAAGTACTTTTAGATGCTGGTATTCAAGCAGTTACTCCCAGCACAACAGCAGGTCCAGAAAAAGGTTTAGAGGCTGCTTCTGATGATCAACTGTTGGAAGTTCTTCGATCAGGAAAACCTGGAGATTTACAAACAGACGTAACTAATATTCCAGAAGCAACAACTAAAAGAGAAATAGAAAGTAGAATATCTCAAGATCAAGCATATCGTTCTACAGAGGCAGCATTACAAGCAGCAAGAGAACGAAGAGCTTTGTTATCATATAGGGGTAAAACTCCAGAACAAACTTTACAAGATATACAAAATTATGAAAAAGGTTTTGCTGATATAAAGACAAGGCAAAGAGAAGCAGTCCAAACTAAGTCTGCTTTAGAACTAAAGTACGAAGGTTTTTTAAAAAATTAAAAAGGAGAAAGTAAAATGGCATACGGTAATCCACAAGCATACAAGGCTGGCTACATCATGGGCCAGATGAGCAAGCAAGGCGAAATGTCTGACGCAAATGAGGCATCACTATATCGTGAGCCGCTAGAGTTCGACACCACAATTAACGTAGGTAAGCTCACAGAAGATGCACCTGCGGAAGCTGGTAACAAGCACATGGGTCAAGCCTCCATGATTATGGCTGCTGACAAGCAAGGCATCTATAGCTAAGAAAGAGAGTTGCAATGGCTGACGAATCTTTTCTAGACGACGAAGAGACAGAAGGGCTAATTGATCTAGGTGAGAACCGTGAAGACTTTAACAGTATCATTGGTACTGTGAAGGCACGGTTTTCAGATGCAGAGACAGGACGTAGAAACGACGAAGATCGGTGGCTAAAAGCCTACAAGAACTATCGTGGTATCTACGACTCTACTACGCAGTATCGTGACAACGAGCGTAGCCAAGTTTTTGTAAAGATAACAAAGACGAAGGTTCTTGCTGCGTATGGACAAATTATTGACATACTATTTGCTAACAGCAAGTTTCCTATTTCTGTTGAATCAACACCCATACCAGAGGGTATCGACAAGTTTGCCCATTTGTCCAAAGTTCCACTAGAAGAAGCGCAGCCAGAACAAACTGATCTATTTGGTTACGAAGGTGACGGTAGAGAACTGCTTCCAGGTGCCACACAAGCTACAGAGGTGCAGCAAGGTCCACAGGGACCAACAGCAGCAATGCTTAGTGGTCTTGAAGACAAGTACGCTGGTGCTGATCTAGCTTCTGGTCCCTCTCGCGCAGGAGAACCACAAATTAGTCCTGCAGCAGAAACAGCACGTAACATGGAAACGTGCATACAAGACCAGCTACTAGATACCAACGCTGTTACTGTACTACGTCACGCTATATTTGAGTGTGCGCTGCTTGGCACAGGAATAATAAAAGGTCCATTCAATTACAACAAAACAGTACACAATTGGCAGGACGGTGAGTATTCTCCTGCAAACAAAGTTGTGCCTCGCGTTGAAGCAGTAAGTTGTTGGGACTTTTATCCCGACCCAAGTGCTACAAGTTTGGGAGATGCAGATTACGTTATTCAGCGACACCGCATGAATAGAGAGCAGATACGTGATCTAGGTAATCGCCCCTTCTTTAACGAAGAAGCAATAGAAAATGTTTTACAAGGTGGACCTAACTATGAAGAAAAATATTATGAAAGCACTCTCTATGCTAATGACGATGATCCTAACTATCAAGGACGCCGTTTTGAAGTATACGAGTATTGGGGTGCGATGGATGCTAAGTTCGCTGAAGAGCTTGGTATCGAAGCTCCGAAAGAAATTCAGCAAGGCGATGCCGTCCAAGTAAACATATGGATATCTGGCAACGAGATACTACGGTTCGTAGCCAATCCGTTTATTCCTGCACGTATACCTTTCCAAGCTTTTCCGTATGAACTTAATCCCTACCAGTTGTTTGGCGTGGGCGTAGCAGAGAACATGGAAGATAGCCAGATGCTTATGAATGGTCACATTCGTATGGCTATTGATAACCTCGCATTGGCAGGTAATCTTGTGTTTGACATAGATGAAACACAGCTTGTTCCTGGTCAAACAATGGACGTGTACCCAGGTAAGATATTTAGGCGGCAGTCTGGTGTTACAGGTACAGCCGTGAACGGCATTAAGTTTCCCAGCACTGCAGTAGAGAACGTGCAGATGTTTGACAAGGCAAGGCAACTTGCTGACGAGCAGACAGGCATACCGTCTATTGTACACGGGCAAACAGGTGTTACAGGAACAGGACGAACTGCTGCTGGACTAAGCATGTTGATGTCTAGCGCAGGACTTAGTGTAAAGACTGTTATCAAGAACATTGATGATTTTCTTCTTAAACCACTAGGAGAAGCTTTCTTTCAGTGGAACATGCAGTTTAACGACAAGACACCAGAGATGATTGG